CCGATATTTTCACGGCGCGATAATTTCCGGCTTTGTTTTCGTGTGCGAACCTCCGAACATCCGAACCGCTTTGTGAACATACCACGCCCTAATCGCAGACATACCATCCTCACGACACAATCGACGCAGTAAATCATCTGCATATACGCGAGTGACTGCCGGTAATTTGCCATCAGCGATTAGCTGATACAGCGCGTCATGCACAAGCGAGCCGCGCATGAATGATGCTGTGTCAAGCGCAATGCTTGATGCGCCGTCCCACGCATACCCTGCGCGAATTGTCAGCAAACCGAACTTGTCCAGCCCGATAAAGTCATCGTCGATTATGTCATCAGGCGTAATGCCAAGCAGCATGATGTACGGTTGTGTCAGTTGGTACTTATACCCGTCACGATAACGAATCTTGTTTTTTGTCTTTGTCATCGTCCAGCACCTCAACAACCACTTCAGCAATAACCTTTTTCTTTGGGTCAACTATCAGCGGGCTTGCAATTTTCAACACCCGCGCCATTTTCTCCGCAATCATAGAAAGCCATTTTTTCATTCCGCAATCTCCAGCACCGCGTTTTTGCCGCTATCAACACACAACATAACATCGCGAACGATCCGCGCAATTTTTGCGCGTGAACCAACAGCAACGCCATCGCATATAAACTCACCAACCAATATCCCATCTTGTTTCTCACTGTCACCATGAATCACACAACTCTTACCGTATAACATCGGCAGAGTCTCGCCATTGTGTGATATTGCCATGATTTTGTAGGTATTGGATTCCAACTCACTGCGTATCTCGCACTGACAAAAATGCTTGCCGTTTACGAAAAGTTTGTCACCAACAATCTCTATCTTCATTGGTGTTTCAGCGCCTCCATAACAACACTGCCAACCCACGCAAATGCAGAGATAATGCCAACAGCAAGGCTTGTCGCAATCGCTCCAAAAAATGACGACCTGAACTTGTCCCACTGCTCCTGATTGCGTTTCTGCTGCTCTAGGTAATCTCGAAGCAATGGGATACAGTCACGCAAAAACTCATGGTGTTCTTCGTGTTCTTTTTCATTTGATACTCGCACAGACACAGACCTTTCTCCTTAAATGTCGTTATCAATCCAGCCACGCGTCATGATTGAGTATTGAGATGCCGTTCCTGTCCTGTTACAAGAAACTTTAATCTGACTCGACGAGTCTACAACTGCAGAAAACCTGCCAGCAGTTGAAAATGAATCTCCGCCTCCAAGTCCAGCTACAAAATCAAAATCTGCAGACGTTGGGACAGTGGATGTCATAGCCGTTCTGTAAAAAGTCCAGTAAGAAAATCCTGAAACAGCACCGACGCTCACATACGTTGAAGCAAGAAGCGTGGTAGATGGCGGGACTGATACGGTTTTTGATTCTGTTGTCGATGCCAGCGTTGTCAGATTGTAATCACAGATAATTACATCATATTCAAACATATTTCCAGTTTGGAAAAACCGCACATTCGTGCCAACGCCACGACGTATCCAGCCGATGTGACGATAAAAAGTGTAGCCTGTCGCGTCAGCAAGCAAGTTTGACGCGTTCGATGAAGTGTCAAACCCAGCGTCTACCGTGCCGTCAGCTTTTGCAATCAGGAAAACACGATACCAAGTGTTATTTGTCAAAACTAAACCAGTCGGGAAGCCACCAACTGTTGCGCCAGGCGTTCCGCCTGCTGTCCATGCGGCATCAATGCGTTTGCCCATTGCAGAGCCTAAAACCATATCAAGCGCGTTGGTGCTGTCCTTGCTTGAGCCTGCTGATATATCAATATCATTCACAGCATCAGTTGCGTTATTTGATAGTGTCAAACCAAACTTGAAACCTTGCGGGAATGTGTTTGTTATAGCACTTGGAACCACCAACACAAACGCGCCTGCACCAGAATCAAACGATGAATTATAGGTCAACTCATACTGTGTACCTGCCACGATGTTCCCAGATGCCAGTGCCGTATCTGTTTGTGTGCGCACTTTTTTTGAGCCGACCGAATTAACATTGATCACCGTCGCGCCTGTATTTCCAGCAGCGGCACGAAATCTAACGCGCTGCCCGTTTGTGTAACCTGTCGGAGCCTGCTTTGTCCCGATTGGTGTCAAGACAATGCTGTTAGCCACTCCACCGTCCACAAAAAAATCACCAGAGCCGACATAACCAGCCATCGCCTTGCCTAGCTGATTCAGGTCAGAATCAGTAAGCGTTATGCCAAACGCCGAAATGATATTTTCAATTTCCTTTGGCACTTGGTTCCATTCTTCTGCCGGTAATTGATAATTCGCACCAGCTCCTCGGTTTACTTTGTTACTCAATAATTCCATGACATCACCTCACTAAAAACCACCGGAAAAACCACCAGAAAACGCACTCGGAAACGCTATTGGAGTATCCGATTCCATCCAGATAATATCCACATTTGCAGGCACAAGCTTTGCAAAAAGACACTGCAAAAATGCGAGCAATGCGGTACCAAACTCGATAGGAAAATCAAAAGTAAACCCTTGCGATTCCTCCAGATAATACCTGATTATCATCGTGAACCTTGCCGCCCGCGCATTAGGAAAGAAGATCATCGGGAAATCGAATACAAATCCGCCGTGGTCGATGCCGTGCCATATTTCAATGGCAACACCGTACAATGCCGCCAAATTGATAAAGTCAGCCTCGGTCTGCACGCCCAAAGCAGAAAGCTTCACCAGAACATTTGTGCGCCGCTGCTCTATTGTCCCGTCAGTTGTAAAGCAATCATCAGGGATGCCTACAGTGCGCTCCCATTCCTCCAAAAGTTGCGTTGTGTAACGCACATCCATCTCACGATCCCACAGCACCAGCAACGATTCTGCATTGACCATAACGCCAGACAGACCGCGCAACCATTTTCTAATGTTGCTCTCACTGATGTTTTTCGCAATGTACAGCTCACCATTCGGCAGAAAATTGGCAAGCGCCTGCGTGTGCTGCTCTTGCGTGTGCTGCCTGAATATCGGATTCGATGGCGTGAATACAGTAATCGAACTCATGGGAAATTAACCGCCGACACTAAACAGTATTCATTCACTCCACCGCCCAAACTTCCCGTTGGCGTGGTCAGCCCAAATGACTCCACACGATCACCCGTATCTGGGTCAATCGTCGTCTGGATCACTGCACGATACTCGTCTTGCGTTATGGGATTGCCTACAGTGCCTTCGTCCAGAAAATATGCGCGCAAGTTTGCCTCGATTGCTGCCTGCATGGTCGCCGTGTTGGGTGACAATGCGGAAAAACTGAATGTCACATTAACAGCCGTTGGCGCAAGAACAATCACATCATCCTCATCCGTGTGCGCCGGTTTAATTTCGAGAATCTTGTTTTTGACAGTAGTGACTTCGCTGCCGTCTGGGATGGGTGACGCATCATTGCCACGGATAAAGTAAATCGTCACCTGCCCGACTTCGGGTGTCATCTCATGCACAAAAACCTGCGTCACACCACTAACCGTTTTCGCCTGCGCAACTATCGCCGACGTGTTGAACATGGCAACGGGGTTCTGAATACGCTCAAGCATCCGCGAACGAAGCTCGTCGTCACTCTCAATGTCAGTGCCACCAGCAACAGCATCCTGATCGACAAACGCTGTCGAATCCACGCCAGCAATCGGAGTGGCAAACGAAACGCGAGTGTTGGGCGAAAGGTTCTGATCCTGCCCGCTCTCACTCGACACCACAGACAATTCCGCCGTGGTGATGGATACGCTGATTGTCCCCGTGGCTGGCGATGCGGCAGCTGATGGAAGCGTGTAGGTAAACACATGCCCATCCGTCGGGGTTACTGTAAATGTGCCGTTGTACGCGCCCTGCGTGGCTCCAGCGATGACCACTGACAGCCCAGCATACATGCTCACATCCACCGCTAGCGTGACCGTTGCTGTCAGACCCACGCTCGTAACGCTGACTGGCGTATATGACTGCGCGATGATCGCAGTGTCACCAGACACCGCGTACAGATTACTGTCTGTTGATCTGATAATCGTACCGTCCGGTATTACGGTTCCAGCCGTGCCAGTGGCAACGATAATGCCCGTTGCTGGCGTTGCAGGGTTTTTCGTCACGCCCCACACAGCCGCCCAGTCTGGCAATTTTTCCACTGCCGTGATCGGGATGGATTCATTCAGCGCGATAACAAGCTGCCGGAAAAACTCCATCACACGCCGCGCACACATGACAGCCGTGGCACCGAACCACGATTCTTGCAGAAACGGGTTTGCCGTTGTCGGCAATTCGCGCTGCAAATCTGTTTTCGCGTTCAGCTCTAACTGATTGCTGTTTGTCGGGATATTCAGTGCCATGTTGTCATCACCCTATTCTGCCAGTGTTGTCCCACAGCGTATAACTGCGCTCATCAATTTTATCATCAAATCGCTGTAGCTGTATGTCCGCAATCAACGACCCTGTATCTAAATCACGACGCGTCTGCACCACAACACGACGCAAGTAGCCGAAATCAACCAGCCACGACAATGCCTGCTCAAGATAACCACGCGCACGGTTCACATTATTCACCGTCAGCCGTGCTTGATACAGCAGCCACAGCTTGCTTCCATACTCCACTGCGCCGAACAGATTGCCAATCCATCCGCGCCGTCGTTGAGGCTCCGGAACTTCGGAAGAGTCGGCGCGACGTTCGCAAAAAATCGACAGCAAAAGCGCAGTGTCAAAGCTGTCTGTTTTCACAACGTCACCATCTTCACCGATGGAAACGTCATAGTATCCGCTTGAAGTTTTCTTTAATGCAACGTCTGTGTATCTCATGTCACTTCACCCGTATCGCTAAACCCGCTAGTAACGTCGCTGTGTCTGTGCGTGTTGCTGATGTTGTAACCGTTGCTTGTCAATGCGCCTGTAAAATTAACCGTTGCGGAAATGTTTATCGTCGTGGCAGCAATGTCCATCGTAGTCGTATTGATGGCAAAGCTCGTCGTGTTTATCGTCAGGTCAGTAGCGTTTATTTCGATTGTCGGAACATTTATTTCAAGTTCGTTTGCGTTAATCGTGAGCTTTTCCGTGATGTTCACAGTGGCAGTTTTTGCCGATGCCAATATGTCACGAATAACCGTTGCAGTCATGTCACGCGGCACATCAATGATCATGTCGCCGTCATTCGTCAGGTAAACCTTCACGCCTGAAACCATGTTTTCTAGCTTTGTCTCGCCTGCTTTCAATCCTGTAGATCGCAAATTGGGAGAAAACGCTACAGCCATGCGCGTACCTTCTTGCCCTTGCTGGTTCAGCACAACAGCCAGCGCATCACTTGGCGGTCTGCTCGTCAAACCATACGGCTGGATAAGCGCAACATCGCACACCTTGCCCATGTATGTCGTCTGCATTTGCGGAAACTGCTCGGAGTCATCCGTGTTCAGTGTCACTTTGGCAATTTTTATCTCGTTCCTATTTTTCACTTGACGACCCCAACTGTTCAGTTGTTTCTAAATCATCATTGAAGTATTTGCCGATTTTGTTCACGCGCTTCTGTGCTTTCGGCTGATTTAATTCCAGCGTGTACGCGCCACGCTCCGCCATCTCGAATGAAGTTTCACTACCGCTTGAATCAATCGAAAACGAAACAGACTTAACAAGCATCAACGCATTGATACCAGCCGCGTCATCGTCAACCATCACAACACGGTTGAACTCAAACGCTGCACCGTTGTCGTCAGTAATCCCATCCAGCTTTGCCGAGTACGTCATTGAACGCGCTTTCCTAACGCTCGCTTCCCACACTGCACGATCATACGCCGTGCCAGATAACGCGCTCTGTTCTGCCACCAAGTGCAACACACGCCCGCGCCTGACTTCCGAGTCCACCGCCGCGTTACTGGTAACATTTACCAGATCATCGAAGTTTGCCGCGCCAGACTTGTTAGCGCCTACCATGTTCCCTTGCGACTGCACGACATACTGATTAAAACGCTGCGAATCATCGTAGCTTGCTGATGATGACAGCACATTGTTAAACGCACCATCTCGCCTGTTTGTGAATCGGTAATCACCGTTCACCGTTTCAGCTCTCGTTATAACAATCGTTCCCTTCCCATCAGTGGTTATCAAAACCTGCTTTTTTCTCGCGTGTAATTCGATGAACTCAAACGCACCCTGTCCAGCTTCACACGCAACCAAGTCATCAGAACCAAATGGCTCCAACCCTGCAACATTGTTTTTGATCGTCAATTTCAACCCAATCGCATCCAGAACAGCCTGAATGATTCCCTCCAGCGTAATCGGCGGGTTCAGCTCAACACTGTTTGCCGCCAGCGTGGAGTCGACCAAATCACATGTCACATCTCGACCAGAAATTGAAACCATATGATCCGATGAACTGATTGATGGGCTGATCTTCTCGACCCATCCGGTAACTATCCTTCTACCGTTAACCATCACGCCAATATGCGCACCGCGACCAATAGGAAAGCCGCGTTGATCCGCTGCCGTTGCCTCAAAGTCGAAAGTGCCACAAAAGTTTTCAATGCTGCGAGACACTGAAATCTTTGTGAAGTTGTGAAACGGAACGCCGTTTACAGCGAGAAGCACTCTATCCATTGGTCACAATCCCGACAACGCCAGAAGTGAATGTCAGATCAGTAGCAGAATTGACATGAACCAACTGATCAATTCTCAAATCCAATTCATCATCATAGCCGTAATAATCAAACGCAAGCACAGACAGCGGTATCTCTTTCGTTGTCACATCAACAACTTCAGGAGCCGTCAGTTTTGCTTGCTCAAGATAATCATTCACCTGCGTTCTCAACTCTATAAGCATCACAATGGATGCTTCAGAAGTCTGTCCAGCATCAACAATCTTTTGATACTCAACCTCTAGCTGGTTTTGTGTCGTCTGCACATCGTCAACAGTCTGGAAATCAATCTCACCGATGACCTGATACGCACTCGCCAACGCACCAATGTGCACGGCATTCGTCAGCACAGCGTTATTTGTCGATTGCTGTATTCTGGAAATGGTTGTTGGCATAATCACAGGGTCATCGTCACCGAAAGAGAAAAACGAACGCGAAACGGAAAGCGTTGTTTCAGGTCGTGAATACAGCGAAGTGACAGGAGAAATCAGCCCAACAATCCGACTGCCAAGCGTTGCCGGAGCCTGAATAAGCTGCGTGATGTCACTGGAAAACTCGCTAATCAAACGACCATAAGAGCTAATCTCACTCGTCACCTGATTGTAAATACTTGTCCCAGTCTGGAACGCACCGACAACACTTGTCAGCTTTGCGCGTGCCGCATCGAATGTGATCGGGAAAGATGCCTTGAACCGCGCAGCAACATCAGTGCCGACCTGATCAACCAGCTTCTGCGATAACTGCTGTATTTTGGGAAGGCTGTTTTTTTCCGGTTGCGGGTTTGTTTCATCACTAGAATAATCAAACTCAAGTTCTATTCGACCAACGCCAAGAGTCGCCATGTCCTCTGTGAGCGTGTACGGTCTTGCCACAACATACATGGTATTGCTGAAAAACGGATGGGATAAAACGCCAACACCACCGCGCTCAAGTGCAGCAAGTAACTCATCCCGTTTCTGGATGTAGCCTCTCTGATCGTCTGGCGTTTCTGCCGGAATGATCGCAGACAGTTTCAGATTGCGTGGCTTGAATCCCAAGTCCTCAATTTTCTGCCGGTCTGCATACGGGTATTCATGCTTAACCTGTTTTCTTCCTCCAGCAGTTGACGCACTGGTGACATAAAAAACAGCACCGCGAAACGATCCAGCATGTAATTCATTGATCATGCACCAGCCCCCGCCATGTTCCGCCCGACATTGACATTGCCATCACCTTTCGACTGCACTGCCCCGACATTGCCGCCATTGTCTTTAATGTTCACGTCAATTTTCGTCTCTGTCCCCATCGCCGGAAGTATTGCCTCCCATATTCCCTTAATCTCTTGCATCAATTCCAACTTCCCGCCCGATTTAATTTCAGCCATGACCAAGCCAATCGTTTTTGACAGCCTAGCAAATAAATCCAGCACCGTCACGACAAGATCAATCAGACCAGAAATTGCCGTACTAACAATGCCAATGGCAAAACCAAGACCTTGAAAAATTGTCGTGATGACAAGCAAAGCTTCTGGCGTGAAGCGAGACATCAGGTATTCCGCTTTACCAGCCATCATGTCAAACAATGGAGCAAGCCCCTGCATTACAGTCATCAGCTTTTCTTCAAGCGCAACGCCAACCTGTGCGAACCTAGCCGACAATGTCGACATCATCACCGATGCCTGTTCGTTTGCTGTATTCGTGCCGGTTATTGATCGCGTGTAAGCGTCAATTTTGCCGCTTGCAGCCGCCAACATCTCACCGGCTTTCGCATGTTCCATCCCGAATAATTCAGCCGATAAAGCGGCTCTTTCAGTCGGGTCTTTTATCGCATCAAGCTGTTTTTTTATCTTCTCAAAAACTTTTCCAGCACCATCCTTGAAGTTGAACCCCTTTGTCTGCAATCTCATCAACATCGAATTAAGCGCATTGCCAGCCTCGCTTCCTTTCAAGCCACCCAGTGCAAGCATCTCTATCGCGCCAACGGTCTGTTCAAGTGACAATCCAGCAACCTTTGCAGCTGGACCAGCTTTGAGCAAAGCCTCTCCGGTATCGTTAACCTCTGACGCTCCAAGCTTTGATTCAGCAGCCAACACATTAACAAACCGCGCTGCCTGATCAGCACCCTCGCCAAAAATGTTTAACGACTGCGCCGTGAAGTTTGCCGCAGTTGCCATGTCAACACCGGACGCAACAGACAGCTTCAGAACTTCATTAGTCACTTTTTCAAGTGCCGGAATGTTCTCAAGCAATTCGGGCTTTGCGCTTGCCACCAGCTTGAACGCTTCGGAAACATCAACGCCAGTTTTCCCGAACTGCTTACCGAGCGCAAACGCTGATTTTTTCAGCCGGTCAAGGTCTGCGCCAGTTGCGCCAGTGATGGCAGACAATTCAGCAATCGAGTCCTCAAACTCTGAAAACTTCTTGATAGCAGCCATCGCCGCATCAACAGACACAAGTGACGCTGCAACACCCAAAAACCCTTTTGCAACGCCACCAATCGCAGACCCAAGACCAGCGCCAAGCCCTTTGGTTTTTTTATCAACGCCGTCGATCTTTGCATTGATCTTGTCCAGCGGTGCAGAAAACTTATCAATGGCTTTGATTGTGTATGAAATGTTAAATGCCACGACTCGAAGCCCTCTTTTTTCTCACTGCAACGTCACGGTCACGCTCTAACAATCTGGCTTCGTCTGCAAGCCTCAACAGTTTGACGAGTGGTAGATTTTCCAAGTATTCCATTGACGCGCCACCTTTCATGTAGCACGCCAACCGGAACACCATCTTTTCTATTTCCCCGTCATCAGCCGCAATGCTAAAGCTGCGATAAAAAAAGCCATGTACTCTCCGAGCAATTTGTCACAGTCATAGGCTGAAAAGTCGTCGTATAATTTCTGCGTCAACTTTTCTTCACCCTCGACAAGACAAGCGCCATCGAACAACAACCGCTTGAACATCTCATTGAACTCACACATGTCAATATCTGACATCATCATTATCGACAACACTTCAGACGATGACATGGTAGAGTCTCCGTCTGAATCATCACCAGATGAGCCTGTGTTTCCAGTGTTTTTCGCACGCAACGACGCAACAGCCTGCATGAACATTTGCTGCATTTTCTGCCGCAGTGCATTCTGCCGTGACGTTGGCGCAATCAACACCAGCAACTCACCATCACGCTTTTCTCCCTTGTGATGGTAGGTTACTGGCTTTTCCAAACGATACTCAAAGCGGTCTTGTCCTAGCATTTTTCACCCGTTAGATAGTTGGTCGATCAGACTTGAACTCAATTTCAACAACGCCGTCAGAAGATAACGCAACGGTGTAATCACTCACGATTGCAGCGTTCGCAAAAGTGCGGGAGAATGTTCCGTCATCATTTGTCGCCGTTACTGTCACAGCATTGCGGTTCCTGTTCGCCTTCCATGAACGCACAAGGTTGATATTCTCAACTGTTGAACGCATGGAAAACTTCACCATGCCCAGTGAAGTCTCAACATTGTCGCTATACACCTGCTGCAATGCGCCGCCACCGGCAGACTGCACAAGTATCTCCTGCTCGCCGAATCCTTCAGAAAACTCAAGAGAGTTTGGTGCGATTGCGACGGCAACATTGTTGACCACCACCGATGGATCAGAAATCTGGTTAGCCATGTTTTAGCCCTCCGTTGTAAAGCTAATTTCGATTGTGCCAATGATTCTTCGCAACTGCGTAACAATCGGCATCTTCTGCGTGATGGTTGCCGTACCGGTCGCAAGGTCAAGCGTCACAACCAGATTTTGCTTGTAATACCTCAACGCCGCTTCACCGTCCTGCACCAATGCAAGATTGGCAAGACGCTGATACAACTCGGTGCAGTAAGCCTCAATTAACGCACCGTTCGCCATCGCACGACCAGCAATCAAACTGCCTTCGGTCAAACGATGCTGCGAGAATCTGGCACGCAAGTTGTTGAAGTAAAACTCACGAATCACGCTAGACGTGTCCACATATTCCAGATTCTTGAATGTCACATCTGGATTGCTTGCGGCATCCGTTTTGTATGTCGTGACCATCTCACCCATGATCACTTCAGTGCCGCCGGAATTGTTACCGATGTTTGACGCGCCATCGTCTTGCAAGTCGTCAACCTCATCAGCAGTGAATCCGTAACTCACGCCCATCAATGGAAGATCAGGAACAGGCGTGTTGAAGTACGGCAGTGAAGCAATAGCCATGCCGCCAAAACGATCCAGTGAGCCATCACGCGAAATCACAAACCGGCTGATGTTTGAGCCGTCCGTTAAACGCAATCCACGAATGCCAGCAACCTGTGCAGCAATCGCCCACGGATACTCAAGAATCGCACCGCCGTATTGTGTAGACGCACTCACCAGCTCGTTTGCAATCACACACAACGACTGGCTGTTTAGTGCAGACACCGCGCTTGAAATGTTCGCATAAGTGTCAACCAAGGTCATCACTGCAACGCCATCCAGCACAATGTTGGATACATTAAAACGCGCATCCAGAAAGTTTTTGACGGTGGAAATGTCAGCAGTCCACGGCCACACAATCGTCTGATACCGCATGTCGTCGATGACGTCAAACAGCGTGGTGAGCGTAGGATCACCCGCACCAGCAACAGACTGCGCAACCGCATAGCTCACACCGGCAACCGTGCCAGACACAGCAACACCTGAAGCATCGCCAGCGTTGCCCTTGTGCACAAAAGTCGCGGTCATCACGCCAAGCGCAGCAGCGGCAGTGTATGGAACTTTGGTGTCAGCCGTGATCAACGCAGCAAGGTTTGTTGCCAGCGTTGAAACAGTGTCGCCACTCGTCACTACCAGCGTGTAAGTGTGGTCTGGCGAACCCATCGATACAGACAGCTCACCGCCTTCTGTAGCCGTGCCGGTGAATGTCACCGTGTACTGTGCGGCTGTACCTGACCCGTTGTCAGACAGTGAGATAGCGTCCATGCGCGTTTTCGTGTTGTACCTGCGCACATTGCGGCACATGTTCGCCAACTGCGAACTCGCACCAAACAATGTATCCCATGAATTATCATTCTGAATGTCTGTCACCAACGCGCCCGATGTTGCAGAACCGGCAGAAGTTTTCTGACCGACAACAAGAATGCGCTGTTCAGTGTTCTGAATTGTCGTAATGCCTGAAACAATCGACAGATCAACAAACGGTTCTCTGATTACTGTAGCCATTAGCCGTTACCTCTTTTTTTTGCTGGTTTTTCAGCAGTTTCAGCCACATCTACAACACTCGCGGCTACCAGTTTAACGCACCCGTCACGCTCTGAATCACGCAAACGCCTGCGCCAAAATCTATCAATAATCACGCCGTCCGCATCGACTGCACAACGCACAATCTTACCAGCAACATGACCACGAACATTCACAACTTCCAATTCAATTTCCACCTCATACCTCCGGCTCATCGTCCAAATTAACCAGCGCCGTGTATTCCGTCACATCGCTGAACTGGTTGAATATCGTCAAATCGACATCACGGAATGCCCTGTCAAATGAAACGATTGCTGTATCCCCTATTGTAATCTCATCTACCTGTTGAAACGAGAACTGATGCACATAAAAAGCATCGTTATACAGATGAAAATCATCACCGTTATAAGTGATAACGCCCTGCCCCTGTGCTGTCAGTGATGCGGGAGCTTTGATACCAAGCAACGACTGCAGCAGTGGCTTGCGTATGTCCTCGATCAGATCGCGCCCTGCCCTGCCGTTCGTTTTCGTCAGCACTTCTCCCTTATTCGGCACAAACACAAACACGCTGAAATTACAGATTATCTTCTGCTCAAAGTCACCCTGCCTGCCCTGCGTTGTTGTCGCGTCATTCACAGTGCGCCGATCCTTGTTCGCATCAACAGAATCCAGCACGACAAACGCCCATAGCTCATTGTTTGCCTGCTTTGTGTAACTGTCCATCAGCACATCGACACTCACCGCGCCGCTGATCCGATGCCGCAAATAAACCCATGACCCACTCACATAGTTTGGCTGCGGCAGTTCAAAGTCCATCACAAAAGTGAACGATGTCGCAGTGGGAACACTGGAAACCTGTTTAAGACCGTTGTATCCGATCAAGGACGACTCTTGCAGATACAGCACGACCATCGGCAGTGCTTGCTGCCCATCTTTTTTGATCGTCAACCTGAACCTGTTGGGAACATCGGTTATCTCAAACACCTGATCATATCCAGCACCCGTTATCCTGATCGTTTTGCCAGTGTCCAGAACTGGGTGAAGCGTTTGATCGTGTGGCGTTAAAGTGGTCAGCTCATAACTTGTCGCCGTCTCTGTCACCGTGTCGATCTGAACGGGTGACAGCACCCCGTTTACCGTCACATACTCACCAACCACCAAGCCATGCGCGCCGGATGTCGTCACCGTCGCAACCAATGCGGCTTTTGACACGGAAACAACGCCAACCTTTGCACTGAAAAAATCAGTTTTCGTTGGCAAAACAGCCCGAAGCTGGCCAATCAAATCACTGGCTTTCATGGCGAAATCGCCTTAAAAACAGCTTCTTCCAGCATCTTCTCGATGTCACCAGTGTGCGCCTCGATTGTGTTTCTTAATCCTGGTCTTTCTGCCATCCGTGAAGTCCCTTCCTCAAGATATTTTGCATAATCAGCAGATGCCCCGAACTCCAATTCATCATAGCCATGCGCCTGAAAACCGACGCTCTTTCTGTATGTGCCTGAAATGTTCGCGGCAGTCTCGCCGGCAGCAGATGCACGATGATTCTTAACCCTCTTGCCGCGCCGGATTCTGTAAACACGACCAGTCTTAACGCCGCGCAATATCTCTTGCTGCATGTTTTTCTTCAGCATCTTGCCTGCATTCATCAGCCCACGGCGCAACCCACGCTGAACCCTAACATCCTGATCAATGATCGACTGTATCGCAGACCGTGTAGACCCGCTGGATTCTATGCTGATCATTGCGCATTCACCGATGAAGTCGAAACGCCACGGAACACGCAACGCATAACCATGTACTCGCCGCGCTCGTCGATATTCTCAACACTCACAACATCGTAACGATTGCCGTTAAACAGTATCCATGATTCAGCAGTCACGCCATCAAAAAACCGCGTGGTGATCTTGTGCGAAACAACACGCTCGACACCTGTCGTATCAAAAACAGTCTTGCCTGCCGTGCTTTCAATCATCGCCCACACATCACCAGCAACCAGACCAGAACTGGTAGACGATCCTGCAGAAAACAACTCGGTGTAATCAGGCTCATTAGTGGGCGACTGGATCGCACGATTCTGAATGCTGATCTGCCGATCAAGGTCAGCAATGCACACTCGCCGACGCTTTGACTGGATTTTTTGGCAGATAGCCATTACAGCACAAAGTCCACAATGCGCCGCTGATTGTATACAGCAAGCGAGACAGCTGGCGCAAACTCACACGCGCATGACGAACCGCCAGAATTGCAATCACCACGGTTCTGATAAACACTCGTCGCATGTGCAAGCAGCGCATTTTTAATGTCGGCAGGAACAGCAGCAGCAGCACCAAACCCACTAACAAAAGTGATCTGAACAGCCTGCATCCTGTCGTCAGGAGTTGGCCACAACGCATCACCAACAGGCACAACGAACGAAAATGCAGGCTTGCGAACAATCATGTAATCAGCAACATTAAGCGTGGTCAACACGCCGCCAGAGTAATACTGGATCAGTGACACAGACTGCAATGGCGACCGTCTCAAAACGATTGGCGCATTGTTGGAACTGTACCTGTACCGCATCGGTGGATTGCATACATACGCCGGTGACTCTGCATAGTCACCAAAAGAATCCCTGAATGTTTTATACGTCCGACTGACAAAATCCAGCTTGGTATAACGCTCTGCCTCAAGCGTAACGCCATTGATGATTTGCTGTAATAACGCATCTTCAGAAGTGCCGCTGATCTTCGCGAACAGCTTCAACTCTGAAACAGAAATAGGCGACTCACTGGCAGGAATCGTAACATCGTATAACTGTTGTCCCGTCGCGTATTCCATACGATCACCAGAAAAAGTGCCGCACCGTTTTACCAGTGCGGCTTGTTATTAAACAGGACGCAACTCCCCGCGCAATATGGCGGTAATAGCAATAGCACCGCCAGTTGTCACATCAGAGGCAGTAATGACGCTGCGAACATAACGCTTATTGGAGAACACGCCCAATTTGCCGAGTGTTTCACCTTCTGCGCTCAATGCTTCAATAGCAGCGATACTGCCAATGATTTTCTCGTCTGGAACGTTTGTGAATGTGACGTTGTCGCTCGATTCCTGCAACGTAACGACATATGTTCCATCGGTGTAGTTTACGCATTGCGCAGTAAACATAATGCCGCACTCATAGCCAGCAGTGTCTACAGCGTTCCCATTAGTTGTGCCATCTGCGGAAATAATAACCATGCTCTCTACAACTGGTTTTAAGTCGCTTGCAATGTCTTGGATAGCCATAATTTTTACCTCTCAAAAAATGCGCCCCTTTCGAGGCGCGTTTGATTACTGTTTGGTTTTCATCCGTTTGATTGCATCGTAATTTGTGACATCACCGCCCACGCGAGTGGTTGTGTAGAACAACACATAAGGCTTGGCAGTCACTTCGTCACGAATTACACGGAATCCAACGCGGTCAACGATGGTATACGCTTGCGAGAAATCAGCGTAAACAACAGACAGCGAGTTAGCAGCAACGGCAGGCATGTCGTCCATGAACACCACTTCTTTGCCGAGCAGGAACTTGTCAGAACCGTCTCTCAAGATTGAAGGGTTTAGCAAGTAGTCACCAGTTGCAGTGCTGCGCAAAGTCATCACGCTGGAGAAGGTGGAACGCTTCATGCCCCAAACCGCACGCGCCTGATAATCTTCTTTCAGCAGGTTCTGCAACGCGATGAAATCGTCAGCGTCATCCAACAAAGCCGACGTGCCTGTGCTGGTCATCGTGCCGATCTTGCCGCGCTCATAAGCATCAGCAGAAGTGGCGTTTGCATAGTCATTCCATCCGCGTGGTTTCTCGCTTCCGTCACCAACCACAAACGCGTTATTGCTCACGCGTGACAGCTTATCGCTGATCTTGTTCGTGATCCACGATTCGATGTCAAAGCCAGCATCATCAAGCATTTTCTGCGTGGCTCGCGGCATTGCATAAACCTCATGCACCGGAATTACCAGCTTGCCGATGTCAGCAGATGCACTAACAGGACGTGCTGAAACTTCACCAACCCAACCGCCTGATGCCACTTCGTTATCGTCAATGATGAACTCCATTGAATCGCTGACAGTGCTGACAACATTAGCAAATCTGCGAATCGGTGAAGTCTCAAACACGCGCTTGATCATCATGCTGGAACGATCTGGACGAATGAAATAGCCGCCAGACGGATTGCTGCCAGCCGCCCAATCTTTAACGATCAAATTGGTTTTCTCTTCTGTCTCGCCAAAGTACATCTTTTCAACGATGCGCCGAGAAATCTCCTCAAGTGCGCCAGCTTCAATCGCGTGACCTTTGCGCAAGTAGCGAGCAAACTGGTTGCCGTATTTTTTCTCGACTTCATCAACCATGTCGCCATTGCTGTTTGCAGTGCCTCGGGCGAGTTTCTTTTTCAGATACTCGACTTCAGCATCAATCGCCGCCTTTTCAGCAGCAGCAGCTTGCTTCATGTCCTGAACGGCTTGCAGTGCATCAGCAGCAGCTTTGCCTGCTTCTGCAATCATGCCATTCTCAAGCCCTGTAATCTTGTCGCCAACCTCATCCGCTTTTTTCTGCGCGAATGAAACGGCATCAAGTACCTTGTCTAACTGTTCCGTGATCTTGTCACTCATGGTCATACCCTCAAACGGTTTTTGATAATGTTTGCAGTGTGCTGGTCATTGAACTCAAAGAGCCTTTTTTCCAGCATTTTTACAGCGTCATCATCGACGCTACCACCGCCCGTTTGATCGTCACAACCACCCAGACCCTTGATCTTGCTGATCAGCATTTTGGCTGATCTGCAACTCATTCCAATCCATTTTAACAACGATTCGGCATCCCGTATAGATTCGACCGTCTCGACAATAGAGGCATCCACCACGTCGTTGGAAAATGGCGAAGGCGCACCGATCAACTGATACAGCCGCTCCACGCTCGCAATCACCGCCTCCCTGTCATCATCCGGCAGATCAACTCCACCACGCGCACCCAGTAACGCAGCAGCAGCAGAAAACACAGCGCGCGGCACAACCATCAGCTGACCGTCTATCACGTCAGCAATCGGCAGCTTGTACGCAGTAACATTACCGGCATTCTCATCATCTACCCACAGGAACGCACGGCGGTACTCTGGTGATGCGCCGTCCAGCGACCCAGTGAACGCTCGAACCCGACCCACAGCAGCGTCAGCGTCCCAATCCCTACCACGATCAGCCACGGGCATCTCAAATAACGGCAGCGCGTTCTTTACGCTCAAAATGTTAGCGTTCGCGTTCATGGGTTCGCCCACAAGCGACACCTCCCACAGATCAACTTGCTTGATCACGCGCACAGTCTTGCCGTTATGTTCAACAGCCTTGATCTTGTCGCGTGACGGAACCGAAAACCCAACTGAAAAATCCGACAAAACGCCCTGCTTTGCCAGTGCGTAAGCTTCCCGTCCTACCTGCGTCTCAAGGTTTATCTCGCCCACGACATACAAGCCACGCTCATCCTCTCGCATCTTTTCAGCAGGAAAGCCGCCGATCAACTGGTTGCCATTGTGTTGCCACAGCATCCGAACAGAGCGACCACGGGAAACATGATCAGCAATCGTCTTGGCAAACGCTCCGCGCTCAATGACATCAGCACCTCGGTCAATGTCCCAAGTCGAGGCATAACCCTCTATTATGCCAATCTCAACGCCATCACGATTCTGTTTCTTGACCTCGCCCGTGAAGGCAAATGTCTTTCTGACCATCTTCATACGATCACCTCACCCGTCCAGTCAGCCTTATCAAACGACCTGTTAACACTGTCAACAACAGGATCGCCGTTAACATCCACGCCAGAGGCACCAATGCTCAAGGTCATTGGATCACTCGCCAGATCACTCGACGTTGTGCCGGAATACTCAACCACACGCGCATCAATTCCAGATGCCGGTGACGTTTCGGTAAATCTCAAATTAGCCATTCCTAAACCCTCATCGTATGCACATCTGCAAATCTTCAACAATCGTATCAACACCAGACGAAATCAGCATAATCGCGGCTTCCACCGTGTCACCTGTTTGCAACTGTAATTGCAGCGTAATACCAAATTGCCGGTTCGTGTTGTTGATCGTAATACCTGCCATCGCGTTGTGTCCGCCGTCAGAAAACAGAGCGCCGTTCACAAACACAGAAACGCGACCAGCCTGATCACCTGATCCAGTTGCACGGCGCGCACACCCGCTCAACGTTAGCACGCAGTTAAAATCCTCATCACCGCTGTATTGCAGTTGGCATCGAGTGGGACGCGTGAACCGTTGCGATCCAGTAGACAACACTCCAGTAGCGTTGATTGAAGCATACACTGATGCGCCAGGATTCACCGTTGCCGTTGCGTTTCCAGAAACGATAACGCCACCGCCAACAGTTGAGTTTGATACTCCAGAGTTGCCGGTAAAAGTCCACTCGTCATCCGACACGCTCGCGCCTGTAATCAGATCGCCAAGCACGCCAGCGAGCTTTGTTGAGTTTGCGACAATCCCACGCGATACCGTGGCGCTGCCATCAACATCAATTAACGACTGCGCAACATTTGCTTGCTTAACGCACCTGTCAAAAGATAACTGGTCAAAGGTGCCGAGTATTTGCATCACATCGCCTGTTGGCTGAAGGAATCCGGCTTGGTCTTGCAAGCGCGAACACATCATTACTGAATTGCTACCGGTGATTTGCAATGGCGTGTTAACGCCTAGCATTGTCAAACCGTCAATAATCAGATTATTAAACCCGCTGATATTTCCGGCATCCAATCCAACAAGCCCACAATTGAAAATCTGTAAATTGTCTACTCCAGTAAAATCAAACACAACTGACGATACGGAATTGCTGCCAATACCAACACCTGACAACAACAGAGACGATGAGCCGTCATCCTGAAATAACGCGCCGCCGGTTATTCCGCTGTCGAGAAGCAGCTTGTCGCGCTGGAAATCACCAGATAACCCAACAATCGAAACGCCGTTACCCACAACAATCGCAGCACAAACAACCACTACCTCGTCATTTATCACCCACGTTGTGTTATCAGGCAAATATATTTTGCCGTCACTCGGATCAGGATCAGGAAACTTGTTGCCCTCGATGTTCCCAGATTTAACCACTGTCCAATTGTTATATTTCAGCTCAACGGAGCTGACAAAGTTGCGCAAATCTTCAGGCGTGATCTGCCCGTTGTTGTTGTCTGGGAAACTCGCGATTAACTGCGGGTAATTTTTCACTGTCATGGCGAACGCCTCTTATCTGAATAGTAATGCACGCCGGAACACCGGCAGTTGATCGTATTGTCTGGCGTTGCGCCAAGTGATGAATCGCCTGGCATCATCAAGCGCTGCCCGCCAACGATGAAAGGCTTGTCTGCATTCACCACCTGAAAGTCTGCCGATGCGTGCGCATCACGAACCTTGTCGTCTCCAACTGTCCGCCACTCTTTCACCTGCACTGCCACGCGAGGCTTGAACAGCTTTTCAAGCATTGACGCTGCTATCTGCTTTGACCCTTCAGCAGCGTTCTGTATTTCTGTCGCAGCAATCAGCTTTGCCCTGTACTCATCGCTGCGCATGAACGCACGAAACACTGCATCTTGTATCTGCTCCCTGCTGACGGGTTTGCGTGAAACATCAAACTGAACATCTCGCTTTGTGTACAGACTTTTTCCAGACACCTCTGCAACGGCTGACGCAATCGCATTACGCACAGATTCCGCGTTTGTTTCCTGAATCATGGCTGTACGCAACACAGCTGAATCGTCGATGAATCCTGATATTGCCGCGTTTTTCTGCTCGATATACTGCCGGATCGCATCGTCAGAACTCATTCCGTTTTCACTGGCGAATCTTATCAGCTCCGCACCAAGAACATTGTCATGATCGTCTTTCACATCGCGCAAATCATCAGCGAGAATGCTACCGAATACAGCAGCCGCATAACGGTATGCAGTGCGTAGCGTGTCCTCAATTTCCACCGTGTACTGCTCAACGCTGATCACCGTGCCAGACTCCGCATAAACAGCTCCGGCATCCGTTGCAATCTGCTCAAGAATCTCAAGCATGTTCGCAGCAAGGGGCTTTTCGAGTCGCAACTTCTCGCGCAGCTCTTTTTGAGCCTGCTTACCGCGCTGATCCTTCGTCTTGCTGTCAGCCATCGTAATGCGTCCTAGCTGATTTGGTTATGTACTCATCGCTGAACGCACGCGAACCGTCGGTATTTTTAATCTCGCGCATGTGTTCAACAAATCGCTTTTTTGCTTCCTCGATGTTGCTTCCTGTGTCGACATCTTGACCAACTTGCACAAGATTCGCTGGCTTGTAAATCACATCACCGCCAGTCACAGACTCGTACCCAAGCATCGTCCTCAATTCATTGTCTGTCAGCACGCCGATTTTTGACTGCAAGGAAACGCTATCAATCTCACGCGTGCGCAACGCATCAATATCCGATACAGAATAGCCAATCTTGTACCCAATCGCGTCACGATAATACGGCAGCAGCAGTTGAGACAATTCAGACAGAAAACCGTTTAACAACGGCAGCACAGCGTTATCGTAAAGCTGAATGCCTGAAACTTTCAGGTTGTCCATCGTCATGTTTTCGTCAGATACCATCGCCAGCGGAATGCTGTACATACTGAAAATATCTGCCCGCACCGTTTTACGATTTGCAGCAAACTCCATGTCTCGATTATTAACGCTGATCATTTCAGGCTTCAGGTTATCTACCAGCACTTGCCTCCCTGCGTTTTGCGCTCCCTCGTATGCTTTGACCTGCTCGCGCCACCTCTCGAATTGGTCATCAGTCATGGGCTGATCGTGTTGCCATACCCACGCAACGGACGGACGCGAACCGCGTCGCAGCAATGAATAGTTGTTTGTATCAGCCTCAATAAATTGCTGAATCTGAAGCCACAACGGTGACGCTTTCGACAACCCACGATAATTGCCATATCCGTTTTCTGGGTTGTAATCGCTCCACTGCCACAGCTCGCGTGATCCGTCTGCACTATAATACCGGTATGAACCGCCAGTTTCATCACTCGAAAGATAAAATGTCTCGCTGCCAATTTGAGTCTGCCACCGCCACGATTCAGGTACGCCAATCATGCTGCTGATCGTTGCAGATGCCTGCATGTCCTGCGGTCGCAGCACATAAATCTCTAGCGGAATGCCACGACTGTCACGCGTGACCATCAGGAACGACTCACCGCAAATGTCGAAAAACGACAAGGCAGAACGGCAGAATGTTTCCCACGTCTGGTTTGGGTTGGGCTTGCGCAAAACACGCATCAGATCATGCGTTTCAATTTCGCCGTCTGGAGAGTAAACATTGATGGGTACAGATGATGCGGCTTCTGATCGCATAGAAACGGCTTGGAAAAACGGCGTGCATTTTTTGTATAAACGCACTAACTCGAAAGCAGCAAGATCGCCATGACCAGAAGTGAAAAGAAAATCAGCAAACGCAACGGATGGCGTGTAACTCTTGCGAAGAGTCGCGTTATCGGCTTGCCTCTTGAACCTGTCGAATAATCCCATCACGCCACCCTGAAAACTATGTCTTTATTAACTATGCCGACCAATTCTGTCAGTGCATACACCATTGCATCAAGTCTATCCGGTGAATGCGTCGCTGTCATGGGAGCGTACTCCATCAGCTCCTCCTCCAGTGCATCCAGACCATCCGCGTGTGTGATCCTGTTCTGCTCGTACAGTGCGCTGATTGGCTCTGCCCGTGCCAGTTTTCCCTTTTTCGCGTGTACCAATTTGATCGGTATTGATCGGTCGATGTTGTGGATAATCTGCCTCACCATCTCGCCACCCTGATTACTTTCAGCGATAACATGATTCGCGCCGTGCTTGTGATAGGCGTTAACAACACACTGCGCCCACACGTTTGGGCTTGCTTGCAATGAGTAATCAGACTCTACGATTGCGCCGCCTTGGTTGTCTGATGATGCGACAACAATCCCGCACAGATCGCTGTCCGTGTTTCCCGTCACTGATGGATCTACCCCTATCACTGTCCTCTGTGTTTTCCCGCTTGGTCTTGCTCTCGCTTGCGTGATCATGTCGATTGTCCACAGCGCGCCCTCTACATCAGAAAGAAAAAGTCCGTCTAGGAATCGCTTGCGCTGTCTCTCCGGCAATCCCATCAACCCATTCTCGATATACCCTGCTGCAATGTTCTGTTGATTGTCTCGCGGGTTCATTTGCACCGCTGCGTATGCGTTCGGATTTGCCAGAGTCTTGCCGTCTACCGGATCAACGCCCTCGACGAACATGCGGTATGTCCAGTGTTTTTTAGAAGGTGGATTGCAGTCATAGAAAAACCGCATTCCCAAACCTGACTTTTCAGCAAGCCGTGTGACGAGCGTGCCGATTGCGTCGTATGACAATTGACTGCATTCGTTTGCGAATATTGTCGAGTATTCGTGACCGAGTATTTTTTCCACTCGCTCCTTGTCGTCAATTCCACCCACCCAAATCTCGGAATCATTTGGCAGACTGATGAACCAATCTGACTTGTTTGTCGTGTATTTAATCTGCGGAAACGCTAGCGACATGACCTTTGGTAGCGTGTCACGAAAGATTGAGGTTTTCGCGTGATGAAAATGCTTTCGAACAATCAAGTGACGGCTTGGCTTCAGTAATGCCCTGACGATTGTGGCGTAGACCCAGCCAAATGTTTTAGCCGACCTGCTGCCGCCATAAGCCATGCAGTGCATGTGATTGCGCACCAGCGAGAGTTGCTGATCCTGCTTTTCAGTCCGACTGAATGTCGCCATCTGGCAACCCTGCAAGACCTGCATCAATGTGATCTATAACAACGCGCATTACATTATCCGTTTTGATTGCTGCATACGCGCCAGTGTATTTTGCGCGACTTTCCATGATTTTCAGCATCCGGTCTATTGCCTGTATGTCACCAGTTGTCGCCGCATCCCACACCGCTGATTGCAGCTTGTCCAGTCTGTCCAGCTCCATGCTGCGCACCATCTCGGCTTTCTCTTCGCATTTTGCGATTAGCCGATCCATGCCACGCGAGACGAGGTTATGCGCGGCAGAAACTGAAATGCCGAGTATTTGTGCAATGTCTCTGTACGTTTTCCCCGCGCTGCGCAAATCCAGCGCCTTAACTTCGTTGTCTGCGCTTGCCACTCTATCGGGCTTTGCTTTTTGTCTTTGCAAGTTTGACATGTTCCGCTCTTATCTGTTCAGTCGATCACCAGCACATGCTCGCCGAACTCCGGCAGATTCTCGGTTTTGGCTACCGCCACTGACGCGACGTTAGTCAGCGGGACAAACACGTCTGCCAATACGCCGACGATCATCGCGCCTGCTTGTCCAAGCACTTCTGTTTCTTCCGCCTCACCAAAAATCGCGGTGTAGGTTGAGCCGTCTGGCTGCTGGGTTGGCGAACAAAGCTGGATCAGTAGTTTCATCGTTTTCACCCTCGATATAGTAATTTGAGTAGACCTGTTTTCGTGCCTTCAGTATTTCGTAATACTCTTTTGCTGTTATGTATCTGATTTTCCCGCCATTTTCTACGAACTTTTTAACATCCTCGTCAATCCGTGACATGGCTATTTACCTCTTGATTATA